GGCCGAGTAAATCCGACCCCCACCCTCGAGAAAAAAGTCGTTTTCGGTGGAGGGCTGTCATCGTCAACCCGGTATATAGCCCCAACACTCTAATCATCTCGTGTAAAATTTGACTCTCAGTCATCTATATGTGTTCACGTATAATTTTCCAAATCTTTTGCGGCCTATATGTTATGGCATATAATGTAATTCGGAATGTATCCGAATTGAATATCAAAATTTTGTATCTTTGAAAAGTTGCAACTAAAACAAAAGATATTATGAAAGGATTAAAGCTTAGTGATTCCATTTATGCCAAGAGCATGATGGGTAGTGGTCTAGATGTTAAGAACGGTAGATTGATTAACAACAGACCATGCGGAGTTACGGGTCTTGCTGAAGCTGCTGCAGCCAAGAAAGCAATGAAGCGTATGGACAAGATTGATATGATTGCTAGTGGTGTATCCATGGGCAACATGAGAAGTGAGATGATGGAATCTCAATTCGGAGGAGAATATTAATAGATAGTTTTTTGGGTGTTTTATTTTAAAGGAGGGTCTACGTTAGACCCTCTTTTATTTTAAAACCGACATTACTGACATGGTTTTATGTCGTTTTTATGTCGATTTGATTTTTGTAACTTATTGATTATTAATTACTTATTTCTTTAATGTCGAAAATGTCGATTTTTAAGAGAGATTATAATAGGAAAAAAAAATAAAAGGAGGGAAATATATATATAAGAAGTAGGGAAAATAAATTGTCATTTCCGTCAAAGTGTTGTCTATCAACACTTTAAACGACATTCACTTCGACATTGTCGTCAAAAACCGACATCTACTTGTAGAATCGTCATTCTTAATTATATTTGCGTAAATCAAATTCAATCACATGGTAGAGACATCAGGATTGGGCTATTCACCCAAAGACTTAAAGTTTGGTACTGAAGGAAGGACCAAGCTAATCAATGGCATCGTTAAGATGTCGAAGGCTGTAAAGTCAACTCTCGGCCCTTCGGGCAATACGGTATTAATCGAGAGTGCGAATCACACACATGGAATTACGGTAACCAAGGACGGAGTAACTGTGGCCAAGTCAATTGACTTGATTGACCCGGTGGAGAACCTTGCGGTTAGAATGATGAAGGAGGCGGCAGACAAGACTGCTACATCTGCGGGTGATGGTACTACTACTGCAATTGTGCTAACTGAAGGGTTGGTACTAGGTGGGTTGGAGTTCATTACTGAGGACATGAACAGGACCGAGGTGTTGAGACACATGGTGGACATCAGCAATAAGGTGGTGGACAAGCTTCGCAAGAAGGCCAAGAAGGTCAGCACATCAATGTTGTTGGATGTAGCCGCTATCTCGGCTAACAATGACAGAGAGATTGGTCGCATTATTTCAGATGTATACAAGGAGGTTGGAAAGAACGGTGTAGTTACGGTTGAGAGAAGCCAAACGAATGAGACATACTCTGAGACCACGAAGGGATTAAAGATTGATAGGGGTTACTTGAGTCCGCTGTTCATTAATGACGTGAAGAAGGACGAGTGCATCTTCGATGATGTGATGGTATTGGTTGCTGACATGGAGATTGCAAACATTTTGCAGATTGAGAACGTGTTGAAGCCAATTGTTTCAGAGGGAAAGAAGCTTTTGATTATCTCTCCGTGCAATGTGAACGTGGTAAACACGCTTGCAGCGAACAGCATGAAGGGGAATCTGAAGGTTTGTGCTGTGGCACCGCCTAGTTTCGGCTACAAGCAGCATGAGTTGATGCAGGATATTGCAATTAGCGTAGGTGCAACATACTTTAGTGAGAAGACAGGTGATGATTTGAGCCACATTAACTATGGTGACTTGGGCCATGCGGCAAAAGTTATCGTTGGCAAGGACAAAACAATCATTATTCGTAGCTCGGCAAAAGTTGACCAAGGGTCAATTGATGCGAGAGTAGCACAATTGTGGGAGAGTCACGAGCAAGCGACTAGAAAGGCTGACAAAGATTTTATTTTGGAGCGCATTGCGTCATTAACGGGCGGGATTGGTGTCATTTTCGTAGGTGGTCAGACTGACATTGAGCAGAAAGAGCTGTATGACAGGGTCGATGACGCAGTTTGTGCGGTACGTTCAGCCCTTGAGGAGGGGATTCTCCCGGGTGCAGGTAGGGCATTGGTAGATGAGACTGCTATTTTGCTTGGTGAGATGGCTGACATTAGGATTAGTGATGAGTATGATGCGGCATTGAAGATAATGGTCAACGCAATGATGGCTCCGTTCCAACAAATCCTTGCAAACGCAGGCTTCAAGCCTAGTGACCTGTACAAAGAGGCTACGCCTATTGGTCATGGCTACAATTTGAAGACAGGTAAGATGGGTGACTTGGTACAGATGGGGGTTATTGACCCATTGAAGGTGACTAGGTCCGCATTGCAGAACGCTGTCAGCGTTGCTACAACTATTCTATCCACTAACGCCATCATCACAATGGCACGAAGCTATGATGCACAGTAAGATTGAGCAAATAATTGAGCTATATCCCAATGAGGAGTTTATGTTTGCTGATGGATTCGATGACGCTATTATTGGCGTAGACGAAAATAAAGGAAGGATTGTCTATGATGTTGACGAAATCATTAACATCCTAATGAAAGACGATATGTCCGTAGATGATGCTTTTGATTTTTACTACTACAATATTGCAGGTTCGTACGTTGGTGAGAACACCCCTTTGTTTATAAGACAAATAACAAAACTATGAGACCAATAGGGAAATACATTGTGGTTAAAGACATCCAAGAGGAGATTAAGACCGAGAGTGGTCTTATCCTCTCGGGTGAGGATACCAATCAGCTACGATACAAGAGAGCTGAGGTGGTAGCGCCGGGGACTGACGTTGATGTAATTGATGAGGGTGATGAGCTGTACTACGACAAGTCGCATAGCTTCACGATGCTAATCAATGACGTGCAGTATACGATTATTCAAGAGCGTGATGTAGTGGTGGTGATTTAATCATCACCACTACTATACCTCTTTTCTTTTTCTTTCTTGTAGTAGGCGTTCATTTCAAGAATCATATTGCGATATACCTTATCTGTATATGACACATTTTTTAAAAACATGGCATTGTAGGTTAGACTCGTTGGAATCTCTTCTCCTTCAAGCTTCCTATAGATATCTCGCACTACTCTTTTTGCTTTGTCGCTTAGGCAGTATAGTGATTTACCGTCTGTTCCTTTTCTTCTAAAAGTTTCAATCCATCCCCTAGCGTGCAGGGATGCGAATCGGTCTTTGTCCCAACTTACAAGTTCAACGAATTGGTCGAACTTTTCTTTTCCAAAATAAGATTCGGTGTAAAGGAATAAGATTATATCTAGGTCAGCTTGGCTTAGCTCATGCTTGAATTTGATGTAGTATCTTATTACTCTCCAAAACTTTAGGTAGTCTGAAGGTGTTGATTTCATTAATTTTATTTTATTACATTTGTAAAGCAAAGGTAAATAAATTATAATTATGGCGGCTACCAAGAAATCCGAAGAAAAAAAGGAGAAGACTACCGAAGAGGAAGTAAAGAGTCTACGTCAGGAGTTAGATGCCATTACCTTTAAAAACAAGCAGGCAAAAGAGATTGCTGCTATTCAAGCGGGAAAGGAGAAGCTAAAGGATAAGCTTTCAAAAAATAGAGAGCGAAGAGTTGGTGCTGCCAATAGAATCTCAGGCTTGGGCAAGTTGAAAGGATTAGCTACATTTAAGTAAAAATATAAAGATTACCAATAACTAAAAAACAAAAAATGAAAAAGGACATTCCAAATCTCCCCGCATCTTCTAAGTTGCAACCTCCTTCAGGTGGTGGACCATCTATTAAAGGAGCATTGAAAGCTAAGCCGTTGGCTATGTCAGGTGGCGTACCTTCTAAAGGCGCTAAGTCTGTTGTTGCTAAAGGTGGCAAACCTAAGTTGGTTAAAAAGTCTAAATAACTAAAGTCATGTTGAAAAGCAAAATGACAGGCGGTGGAGGCAAGGCTGCTGCTGCCGATAAAAAAGAAGCAAGAGCTGCTAAAAAAATGGACAAAGCAATGGGTAAGGCTGTGGACAAGCAGATGAAAACATTTGTTAAATCCAAAGACCCAATGGAAGGGTTTAACAAGGCTGCTTCAAAATTTGCTAAGAAAGCTGATAAGATTGTTCAGAAATACAACAAAAAGAAATAATCATGTTGAAAGGTAAAATGAATGGTGGAGGCGGTGGGTCCGCTAAAGCTGCTAAAAAAAATGAGCAGGCTGCTCCTGCAAAAAGAGGTCTTGCTGAGCTTGATAAGTTTGATAAACGTATCAAAGTAAGAAAACTCGAGAAAGAAGCTAAGCCTGCCGCTAGAGCTTATAATGCTAGACTTAGAGCTAAAAAATAAATAATCATGGCAGTAGGTAAAGCAATGGGCCCGGGCGGCAGAGTCGCTAGAGCCGAGAAGAAAGTAGATAAGGCAAAAGGTAAGGTATCAAAATTGGTTGGCAAATATGGAATTGCAAGTACCGATGGGCCTGATGTTTATTTCAAGAAAAAAGAAATGCAAGCTAAGACTGCTCCTAAAATAGCTAAGGCTGTTTCTAAAGTAGAGAAAGCTAAGTCTAAAGTAGAGAAAGTTGTAGGTAAAAAAGCAGAGAAGGTTGTTAATAAACTAACTAAAAATTTGACTTCAGATAAAAAACAATCATCAGCAGCTGCTTCATATCTTAAAAGCAAAATTAAATAATCATGGCAAAGAAAAATATGAACGTAGGTGGAGGTAGTGATTCTACTAAAGTTCAAAAGAAATCTTTAAAGTCAGTAAAAAAACGTGCTTCTACAATAGGGGCTATTGAAGGGATAGGTGGTTCAATTGGAGCTAAAGTAGGTCCTATGCAGCAAGCTGTAAAACAAAGAAAATATAAAAAATAATGGCAAAGGAAGTAAAGTCAGGTCTCGTTGAAGAGAAGGCAGTTGAAAAGGCTCCCGTAGTTAAGGAAGCTCCTGTTGTAAAAGAAGAGAAAGTAGCAGAGGCTCCTGTTGTGGGTCACTCTACTAGAGCGTTTAGAAGCTAATTAAAAATGGCTGATAAGTCAAAGATGCAGTGTAACCGTCCTACCGCTTCTGACCGTCCCGGTAAGAAGAAGATGGTTAAAGCTTGTTCCGGAGGGGAGGAAAAACTCCTCCACTTTGGAGCAAAGGGCTATGGTCATAACTATTCTGCTGCTGCTCGCAAGAGCTTCAAGGCAAGACATGGTTGTGACTCAGCCAATGACAAACTAACCCCTAAGTATTGGGCTTGTAAGAATTTATGGGCAGGGCCGGGAGGTTCTACCAAGTCATCTCCTAAAGGAAGAAGAGGGAAGTACTAATGAAAAAGCCTGTTTCAGTAAATGCTTATAGAAGAAGCACCAATAAAGATGGGAAGTTTTCTTCTATTACTACTTACAACATAGATACGGGTGACACTAAGATGGTTACTCAGAACAAAGTTAAGGGAGATAAAGGCAAATATAAAAGCGCTTCATTGAGAAAGAATGAAGACGGTACAGTATCAGGAAACTTTGTTAAAGGAGAGAAAGGCAAGTATTTGACAGGCGGTAGAGCAGAGAGAAAGTTTTCTCGTGTGTCTACTAGAATGAATAGAAAAAAGTAGTAGTATGGCAACTCAGAAGTTTATGGGTCGAGGCAAACTTCTTGAAAGACTTACCGCTCAGGTAGGTGATAAGGGGTTGGCCATAGCTATATTAAAAAAGAGAGGTCATCTTAAAGATGATGGCAAGACATATACCAAAGCAGGAGCAGCAAGAAATGCTATGACTGCTGAGGAAAGAGCTAAGGACAGGGCCTCAAAACAAACAGGTCGTTCGGCTAAAGATTTTAAATACAATCCTGCAACCAATAGAGTTAGAATTGAATGAAAGACGCTTGTTATAAAAAGGTAAAGGCATCTTATGATGTGTTCCCTTCAGCTAGAGCTTCGCAGGCTATTGCCAAATGCCGAAAGGCATCCGGGAATGTAACCAAGTCTGAGAAAGGTTCTAGCTTAAAGCGTTGGGAGAAAGAGAAGTGGCAAGACACTAGAACAGGTAAGCCATGTGGTGCAGGAGGAAAGAATGAATACTGTAGACCAACTTCACGAGTGTCTTCAAAGACACCAAAGACCAAGAGTGAAATCAGCCCTTCCAAATTATCTGCTAAGAAAGCAGAAAAGTCTAGAGTAGGAATGGGCAATAGAGTGTCAAAAGTTTAATTATATTTGTATAATGAAGAGCAAAGGACTAGGTGACACTATCGAAAAGGTCACAAAAGCTACAGGCATTAAAAAAGTTGTTGACGCAGTTAGCGAGGCTACAGGAAAAGATTGTGGTTGCAAAGCACGCAGAGACGCATTGAATAGAGTATTTCCATATAAAAATTAAAGATATGTCAGTTTTTAAAACAACTTTCTCAAGAGCATTAGCCGTATTAAAAAGTGATGACGCAAATGTCCCTTATCCTGCTATTGTAAAGTCAGGTACTAATACTAGTCTTGTCAATGAACAATTGGTTGATTCTGCAGGTGATTTTATTAATGCAGGTGTTAAGACAGGTGATATTGTTTATAACACTACAGGTGGAAGTGCAGCTACTGTAGTATCTGTAACAAGTGCAACTGTAATTGTTTTGAATACAACTATTTTTGGAGCAACAGGTGATAGTTACACGATTTATCAAGCAAGTTCTCAAACTACTATCGGTAATGCAGGTTGCTTTCTTTACATTGGTAATAATGGAGGAGACCCTGTAAATGTAAAAGTTACGACTATTGGTGGTGACATTGTTACATTCTCATTTATTCCCGTAGGAACTTTTCTTCCTGTTCAAGTAATTAAGGTTTGGGAAACCGATACTACTGCAACTCAAATTGTAGCTCTTTGGTAAGATGGCAAAGGCTAAGATTTCAATCGCATCTACATACGTTAAGAAGTCTAATAGTAGAGGCGTAGCTGCCAAAACAAAGACTAGCACTAGCAAAGGAAGCAAGCTCTATAAGAAGCCATATAAAGGCCAAGGACGATGAAATATTTACACTACATATTTGCATCGCTCCTGCTGCTTTTTGCCCCAATATACGGCTTATTAATAGCCGTGGCGGCTGCTATTATTCTTGATACCATTACAGGGATATTCAAGTCAATAAAGTTAAATGGTTTCAAAAGTATAAGAAGTAGAAAGCTTTCCAATATTGTGAGTAAAATGTTGCTGTATGAAGTCTGTGTCCTGTTTTTATTTTTGATGGACAAGTTTCTTTTGAATGAGTTTGTTGTACGCTCATTCGGAATTGAGTTTATGTTTACCAAAATCTGTGCAATTGTATTAATCTTCATCGAGCTTGTTTCAATCAAGGAGAATATTGAAGATGCATTCAAGATTGAGATTTGGCCAATGATTAAAAAATTACTTAGCAGAGCAAAAGAATTTAAGTCAGACATTGACGAGATAAAATGAAAACATCAAAGAGTTTATTATTAATACTTCTTATCGTTTTTTTTTATTCATGCTCAACTAAAAAGGCAGTTACCTCTAAGGATACTACTGAAATAAAAACTGATAGCACCTACAAGGAAAAGAAGGATAGCGTTTCAGTTATTCAGAACTCAATCGAAATAAACGAAAAACTTTTTGAGATTCAGGTTGAGCCTGTTGATGTGTCAAAGCCTATCATCATTGATGGAGTTAAGTATGAGAACGCTTCATTGAAGATTAAAAAATCAGACAAATCAATTGTTGATAGCACAAAGACTATTGTTCTAGAATCATCAGAACAAAATGTAGAGCTAGAAAAAGAAACATCAATTGAAAAATTTGATAGGTCAATAAAAAAGAAATCAAATAATTCTGTATATTTTTGGCTGTTGCCACTTCTAATTCTATTAGTATTGGCCTATAAGTTCAGGAGATTATTACCCAATCCATATTCAATAATTAGTTATATTTGTCAAACAGTTAAAAATCAAATCAAATGAGCACACAAGAAAACCCCGTAAAATTAACAAGCGAAGAACTAGATTTCATCAAGAATGGTACTGCACAGTACAATGCTGTAAAATCTAAAATCGGAGACCTTGAAATTCAGAAAGCTAAGTTAATCAATGAGGCTGATGCAATTGTTAAAGCGTTCCTTATCAACGAAAAAACTCTAATTGAAAAGTATGGCGAGAGCGCTGTAATCAATTTAGATAGCGGAGAGGTTACGCAAAAGCAAGACTAATGCCTTTTTAAATCAAGATAAAAATGCCTAAGATTAGTTCAATTACAACTGTCTCTGTGCCTACTTTAAGCGACAAGCTTATAGGTACAAGTGTTGGTGGAACCCCTAATAATCAAACGAATAACTTTACTCTTCAGCAGTTAAAGACTTTGTTTGATGGTGGGTCACCTCCTGCATCTCCTAATTTACAGTCTGTTTTGAATGCGGGTAATACTGCGACTCAAAGCATTTACTTGACAGGTACAATTGAGTCAACTAATCTTAGGGTTTTTAATGATTCTAACTTAAAGAATCTATACTTATCTGAGCGTTTTTATGATAAGGATAATTCATCAGGGACAAGCGGTCAGTACTTAACTAGTACAGGAGCAGGGGTTCAATGGTCAACATTGACTATTTCTATTCCAACCCTTCAGCAGGTACTGACCGCAGGAAATGTTTCTGATAAGAATATTACTACTACAGGAAATATTCAAGGAAGTACCATTACAGGTACTAATTTAATTGCTAACTCAAACCTACGTGTAGTAGGAACATTATCCGACTCTACAAATTCGGTTGGTTCAAACGGTCAGGTGTTATCTAGTACGGTAACAGGGATTGATTGGGTTGACCTTCCTTCTTACTCAGCTGTTTCTCCATTGATTTATAACAATGTGTCGAAACAGTTTTCAATTCAGCAAGCGACAAGTACTCAAAACGGGTACTTGTCTTCTGCTGATTGGATTACATTTGATGGAAAGCAGAACGCAGGTAACTACATTACCGCATTGACGGGAGAGGCTACTGCTTCAGGTCCGGGTTCTGCTACAATTACTTTAAATAACCTAGCTGTAATTAATAAAACTCTAACAGGTCTTAGTGTTCTTAGCGGAACAATTACAGCAGCAGATAGCATTATTAGTGCATTCGGTAAAATACAGGGACAGATAAATGGACTTGTATCAGGCTTAACTTACAAAGGAGTTTGGAATGCGCTTACAAATACACCTACTCTTGCTAGTGGAATAGGCGAGAGTGGAGAATATTACGTTGTTGATGTTGCAGGAAACACCAACCTAGATGGAATTACCGATTGGGCCATTGGGGATTGGGCCATATTTAATGGTGCTGATTGGCAGAAGATAGATAACTCTGACCTTGTTACTTCAGTAAATGGTCAGATAGGAGCTGTAGTATTGACTACAGATAACATAAACGAAGGAACCACCAACCTTTATTACACTAACACTAGAGCTAGAAACGCTATTAGCTCTCTAGCCACAGGTCTTACTTATACAGCAGGAACCGGTGTATTCAGCTTTACTGCAGGATACTCTATTCCTACTATTGCAAACCAAACAGATTGGACTACTGCTTATAATCGTTCAATTATCAGCGCTGCTGTAACGGGAACGACTACAAAAACATTAACACTTACTCAGCAAGACGGAGGTACTATCACAGCCAATTGGACCGATATTGCTCCTGTAACAAGTGTATTTGGAAGAACAGGAGATGTTATTGCTCAGAGTGGTGATTATACTACTACTCTTGTAACGGAGGGGACTAATCTTTATTATCTAGATTCAAGAGCACGTGCGGCTATTAGTTCAAGTGCAACGGGATTATCATATAACTCATCTACAGGTGACTTTAGTTTAACTGCAGGTTATTCAATCCCTACTAATTTAGAACAAGCAGATTGGGACACAGCATATAATAATTCAATTGTAAGCGCTGCGGTTACAGGTGTAGAAACTAAAACATTGACATTAACTCAGCAAGATGGTGGTACAATTACCGCTAATTGGACTGACTATGATAACAACTTAGTTACTTCTGTATTTGGAAGAGTAGGAAATGTAATCGCTCAAAGTGGCGACTATACTACAACGCTTGTTACTGAAGGTACTAACCTTTACTTTACTCAAACTCGTTCTAGAGATTCTATTAGTTCTGTATCTCAAGAACTTACTTATACTGCATCTACAGGTATATTCAATATAACTAACGGATATTCAATTCCTACTGATTTAAAGCAGGCTGATTGGGATACTGCATATAATAACTCAATTGTTAGTGCTGCAGTAACAGGTACCGGTACAAAGACATTGACTCTTAATCAGCAAGATGGAGGTACCATTACTGCTGATTGGACTGATGCTGATACAGGTCTTACTTCAGTTGGAGTAAGTATGCCATCAGCATTTAATGTTAGCAATAGTCCTCTTACAAGTAATGGCACTATAGCAATTACAGGGGCAGGTACTAATTTACAGTATGTAGATGGAACAGGGGCTCTTCAAACATTCCCGTCTTTGACAGGATTTGTTACGTTAGATACAAACCAAACTATTACAGGATTAAAAACTATAATCCGTTCAGGTGACGTTCTTGATTTTAAAATTGGGAATGATACTCTTTATGGATTAAAATTATTCTATTCTCAAAATGAGCTTGTCCCAAGTGGAGAAGCCACATGGAGCTTTGTAAATACATTTAATAGAGATGGTAGTGGGTTCGATGTAACTCCTTTGTCATTCTTCAGAGGAATTCTTGTAACAGGAAGTAGACTTCTTAGTGCTTCTATAAATGCAAACTTACTTGACTACTACGGAAATAATCCGACAGGAAGATATCCTGTGTATGTTTACAATACAGGAGTTCAGCAGTTTGCTTCAGGCATTATTGTTGGAGAAACTTCAGGAGTTGTTAATGCTCTAACAGGAGCTATCTCTGACTTGCCATCAGGTGTAATGGCTAATTTCAAAGGACGTGTTATTGGTAGTAATGCTGTTAACAGCAATGAGTTTGCCACACTTAGTCAGGTTACAGGAGGATTTGTTCCTTACACAGGTGCAAATCAAACTGTTAACTTAAACACTCAGCAGCTTCAGGCGGGTCACGCTACATTTACAACAAGCGGAAGCACAGACACGCTAACCATTAACCATACAAGTGGAAGTGGTAGAGGAATTATTGTAACTAAGTCAGGAAATGGTGAAGGCTTAACAGTTGTAAAAAGCTCAGGTAGTGGTAACGCTGCAAGTATTACAGGCGGGATTACCTTGTTAAGCACATTACATCTCACTAATGCTTTAGAAGATACATACATTTTAAGTTCTGCAAATTGGAACACTGCATATAATAATAGAATAACATCACTGACTACAACAGGTACAAGTGGGGCTGCTACGTTATTATCTAATGTTTTAAATATTCCTCAGTATCAAGCTCAAGGCAACTATATTACTGCACTTACAGGTGAAGCTACTGCAAGTGGCCCGGGTTCAGCAAGCATTACATTGTCAAACTCTGCTGTTACAGGTAAAGTATTGACAGGATTGAATGTAACAGGAAGTGCAATTCTTGATACAGACTCTATCTTGGTAGCATTTGGTAAACTTCAGAATCAAGTAAACCAATTAGTTGGTGGGCTTAAATATGACGGTACTTGGAATGCGGCAACTAACACTCCTACGATTACTTCAGGAGTTGGTACAGATGGAGACTTCTATATTGTAAACGTAGCAGGAACAACAAGTATTGACGGAATAAATGATTGGCAGGTAGGTGATTGGATTGTGTTCCATACTCCTTCTTGGCAAAAGGTAGATAACTCTGATTCTGTAAGTACTGTATTTGGAAGAGTTGGCAATATTACTGCCGCTCAGTCCGATTACTCTGCATTTTATCCTTTGATAGCTGACATTAAGAACGGTGTTCTTACAGTTCAGGGTGATGGAGTGCTTGGAGGCTCAGGTACATTCTCTGCTAACCAAGCCACAAATGCTACTATTAGTATTACCCATGATGCTGTATCTAGAACTAATACGACATCTACTCAGTCTCCATCCTTTGGAGGAACATTCACAGCTATTGATAGCATTACTTCTTCTACTGAAGGTCACATTACTGCTGTAAATACTAAGACTGTAACGATACCTAATACTACTTCACCAAATAATGCTACAATTACATTGTCTGCAGGCAGCGGTATTTCAGGTGGTGGAGACTTTACTACAGACCAATCTTTCAATGAGACGATTACATTCTCTCACGGAGCTACATCGACTCAGCCAAGTGTAAATAACTCAGGTCGTACATTTATTCAAGACGTTACGCTAGATGCATTTGGTCACGTTACAGGTCTTGTTTCAGCTACTGACTCTGATACCTTTACAGGTACTGTTACTCAAGTAAATGGTACAGGAGGATACGGAGGATTAACCTTGAGTGGTACTGTTACCACATCAGGCAACATTACTCTAGGAGGAACTCCTTCAGGTACTTGGCCTATTAGCATTTCAGGTAATGCTGAGACTGTAGATGGATTTAGTGCTTCTCAGTCTACAATTGGAAATGGAATTGTTGTAAGAGATGGCAACGGATATATTTTCGGTAACTACATTAATATGACTGATGATGGGAATCCGGGAGGAGGAACAGGAATCAGTTCATTTATTACTAAGCAAGGAGATAACTACTATCGTTCAGTTTCTCCATCTAATGCAATGGTTTCTATTAGAAACAATGCAAGTGGAACTTGGCCAATTAGTATTGCAGGCTCTGCATTCTCTGCAGGTACTGCAACCACTTTATCTACAGGATGGACAAATTGGAGTGGCTCAGGAGTAATCAATAACGTAGTTGGAATGTTAGCATGGAAAAACTATAATAATAACCACGTTATATTTGATGCTTCACAAGGAACTTCTCCAACGGGGAGTGGTGTAAATAATACCAATCCTGATGTTGCTTGGACAGGAACATACCCTACATTGATGGGTTGGAATGGTGCTAATACTTACGGAGTTCGTGTTGATAGTTCAAGATATTCGGACCAAGCCCAATATGCGAGTTCATCAGGATACGCAAATTTTGCAAGTTCATCAGGATTTGCAAATGCAGCAGGAGGAATTTCTATAAACTATAACAATGATGCTAATTCAGACTATCAGATGTTATGGGGCTCAGGCAATAGTGTTTACGGGACAGCAGGTATTACTTGTAATCCTTCGCTAGACACTATAAATCAAACCGTATATAATCCAAACTACGGGATTAATATGGATACCACTGTAGGAAGAATTACATTTGGTCCCTATAATAG